TAAAAGTTCAAGGGGGAGGCTCAAAACCCCACGCCTGCTCTTCTTTCCACAGACGGCAAATTTTTGAAATTTTGGAAAAGCCTGACACCACTGAGTTTTCAGTTCTTTGCCACTTTTTAGGCATTTTCCAGACACTTTTGAGAGTTGCTGGTAGAATTATACTGAAACAACTAAAACTGCCTTTAAAAAGGATTTCTAGTGTTCAACTAAAATTTAATTCCACTGGCATATTTATAACTGAATAATAACAATTTTTATGGATGCAAAGAAAATATATAAGAAATATGATAAGCAGGTAATTGAATATATGTCAAACCTCATTAGTAGATTAGAATCTCAATATGGACAGATTAATGAGGAATGGAGAGTTTCATTGGATTTGATTGCTTTTAACTATGACATTATCCGCAAATGTCAAGAAGATATACAGAAAAATGGTTTAGAAAAGACAGATGATAGAGGTAGATTAAGTAAGAATCCAGCATTATCAACAGTTAATCAAGCACAAGGAAACCTTTTCAAACTGCTAAATTCATTTGGACTGAATCTTCTCAGCAAGTCAAAGATTAAGAATGATGATGCTGAAGATGATGGTTTAGATGATTTAATATCATAATGGAATATACTTATAATCAATATGCGGATGATGTCATAAGTGGAAAGATAAAATCATGTGAGGCTATCTATTTGGCTTGTAAGAGATATAAAGATTGGTTTAGTAGGGAAGATATTTACTTTGATGAAGAAGATGTACAACAGAAGATAAGAGTTGTATCAAGGTTAAAACATACTACTGGTAAGCATAATGGCAAACCTTTCATACTTCTTCCATGGCAACAATGGTGTGTGGCTAATATCTTTGGTTGGAAATGGAAAGAGAATAATCTGAGAGTATGTAAGAATGTCTTTATAATGATTTCAAGAAAGGCAGGTAAGACTGCTTTTGCAAGTGCTCTTGGTATTCTATGTGCTATTGCTGATAAGGAGGCTAATGCAGAGATAGAGTTAGTTGCTAATTCAAGACAACAGGCTAAGATTGCATTTGACATTACTTCCAACTTCTGTGAATCCTGTGATACAAAGAATAAGATTTTTAAAAGGTACAGGGATTCAATCATAATACCTAAAACTAAATCCAAGATACAAATCCTTTCCTCAGATGCAATGGGGAATGATGGTTATAATAGTAGTTGTTTTGTCTTAGATGAATTTCATGCAGCAAAGAATTGGGACTTATACAATGTTATGAAGTCTTCCCAAGGTATGAGACAACAACCATTAGCCATTATAATAACTACAGCAGGTTTTCTTCTTAATGGCTATCCCTGTTATGAACATAGATTAAACTGCCTTGATATTCTCCGTGGTGTTAAAGTAGATGATACCCAGTTCAGTGCTATCTATGAATTAGACAAGGATGATGATTGGGAAGATGAGGAAAACTGGATTAAATGTGCTCCTTCACTTGGACAGACTGTTGGGAAAGATTATTTAAGAGACCAGATACAGGCTGCTAAGAATAATCCAGCACTTGAAGTAGGTGTAAGAACTAAGAACTTCAATCAATTCTGCCAGACAAAGAATGTATGGATTCCTGATTCTTACTTGCAAGATACATTTGCTAAGATTGATTTGGAAGATTTCAAGGATGAAGATTGTTATATGGGGGTTGATTTAAGTGCAGTCAGTGATTTAACCGCAACTTCAGTATTATTTCCTCCTAACCCAGACAGAAAGGTTTATCCAGATAAGTATGTCTTTAAAAACTGGTTGTATTTACCTGAAATAACTATAGAAGAAAGTACAAATTCAGATATTTATAAACAGTGGAAAAGACAGAAATATGTTCAATGTACTAGTGGAAATGTGGTTGATTATGATTTTATCTTAAAAGACCAGATAGATTTATACAATCAGACATATTTATTAGGAATTGGATATGATTCATGGAATGCTACACAATGGGCTATCAATGCTACTTCAGAAGGTTTGCCACTATTCCCTTATTCACAAGCCATAGGTAATTTCAATAAACCTACCAAGACTTTTGAAATGCTATTAAGACAAGGAAAGGTTGTGATAGATTTTAATCCAGCAGTTAGATGGTGTTTCAATAATGTAGAATTGAAATATGACTGGAATGACAACTGCAAACCCATTAAGGCAGGTGGAGACCAGAGTAAAAAGATTGACCCAGTAATAGCAATGCTACAGGCACTAGGAACTTATCTTAACCAAGTAAGCGGAGGGGTTTCTGATGGTGAAGTTTTAAGTGTATAAAAATAACAAATTAAAAATTACATAAATATAGTATATGAGAATATTTGGTTTTGAGATTAATAGAAGAAGTAATGAAGTTAATGAACCAGTAGTGCCATCAGAACCTTCTGCAATATCTTCAATTTTCCAAGGTTTTAAACTTGACGGTGCTTCTACTTCATTATCTCCCTTCTTTGCAGCAACAGAACTAATCAGTAATAGTGTTGCACAATTACCAATCTTAGTTAAAAGGAAAAATGATATTGATTTTAATCATCCTTTGAACTATTTATTTAAGGATGCTCTGATTAGCAAGTATAACTTTATGAAAATGCTTATTGCTGATGTGATTCTACACGGTAATGGTTATGCTTACATAGAGAGAGCAAATGATGGTACTCCAATTAACTTAGTATATTGTGAATATGGTAGTGTAGTTGTCAATTACAATAAGCAGAAACAAGAGATTTTCTACCAGATTCCATTTATTAAGAGAGGAAAGATTGAACAGATTGATGTTATCCACCTCTACAAGAATAGTAATGATGGTGTAAATGGTATTCCTCTTGCCAATTATGCTAATCAGGTTCTTAAATTAGCACAGGCTACTGATAAATCTGCTTCAAAATATTATAGTAGTGGTTGTGCTCTTCAAGGTGCTCTTACTATCAAGGGAACAAGAAAAGGTAGCAAGGAACAAGCAAGACAGGCATTTGCAGAAACTCATGGTGATAAAGGCAGTGGTTTGGTTATTCTTGATGATGATATGTCTTATACACCTATTTCAAGTAATGCAAATGATTCACAGATGATTGAAGCAAGAACCTTCAATGTAAGAGAGGTTGCAAGATATTTTAACCTTAATCCTATTCTTCTTGGAGATAACAGTGGAGCAAGTTTCTCAACCATAGAGGCTGCTAATATTGAGTTTGTCTCACATACACTTCAGCCATATATCACAATGGTAGAAGATGAATTTAATAGAAAGTTAGTCAAGCCTAGTGAGAGAGATTCTATTTTCATTGATATAGATGAAAAATATCTATTAAAGGGTGATATGAACACTACTGCTTCTTACTTATCAACTCTTACAAGTAATGGAATTATGACAATTAATGAAGCAAGACAGCACCTTGGTTTGAAGCCAGTTGAAGGTGGTGATGAATGTGCAATCCCTTATACTAAGATTGAAGATAATAAAATTAATAATAGTAATGATGATGGAGAACAGAGAACTGAATAGAAGCGGTAATCAGGTTCAAATCAGAGACTATAATCCACAAGAAGAGGTAAATTCAAGAATAGTATGTGGTTATGCAGTCAAGTTTGATAGTGAATCACAGAACATTGGATTTATTGAGATTATCAGGAAAGGTGCTATTACAGAAGATACTATTCTACAGTCTGACATCTTTGCAAGATTTAATCATGATGAAAACACAGTGCTTGCAAGAAGTAGATATGGTGAAGGAAGTTTAGCACTTGAACTTAGAGAGGATGGATTATACTATGAATTTGAAGCACCAAACACTGCTATTGGTGATGAACTGCTTGAACACCTTAAAAGAGGTGAAATTAGTACTAGTTCATTTGCATTTACTCTTCCTGAAGATGGAAGTGGTGAAAGGTGGTATAAAGAGAATGGTGTTCTAAAGAGAGAAATTCTTAAGATAGACAGACTATTTGATATATCTCCTGTTTATGAGCCAGCATATCTGGCAACTTCTTGTAGTAAGAGGGCTAAAGATGTTATTGATGCAAGTGAAAGGATAAATAATAAGTATGATTCAATGTTGAGGGAATTAGATGATTATATCATTTAATTGATTGAATCTGAAAATAACAACTATTTATAACTATGAAAAGATTAAACTCACTTGAATTAAAAGACAGGCAGGCTCAACTTATTACAAGATGTAAGGAAATTGTTGAAACCTGCAAAACAGAAATCCGTGAAATGACGGAAGATGAAGAAAAAGAATTTAATGAAAATAAGGAAGAGATTAAAGAATTGAAATCTCAACTTGAAGAATTACAAGAAAGACTTTCTGCTTATGATGAACAACTTCCTAAGGAAGAAGATGCAGAAGAAAGAAAACTAAACATAACAAATAAAAAATCTAATAACATGAAAGAAAACATTTCTATTGTAAAGGAAATCCGTTCCGCTATGGAGAATGGTACAAAACAGTTCCGTATCAATGCTGATACTGAGATTGAAAAGAGAGCAGGTGAAATCACTGTTGCTGCTGAAGGTGAAGATGTAGTAGAGAAAGAAATTCAGGGTATTCTTGAACCCCTCTATGCAAATTCTGTACTTGCTAAACTTGGTGTAAAGTTCTACACTGGTATGCCAATGGGAGACATTGCTGTTCCTGTAATGGGTAAGGGTAATGTTGGTTGGGCTGATGAGATTGCTGCTGCTGGTGCTTCTACCAACACATTCACTTCTGTAGTTCTCCAGCCTAAGAGACTTACTGCTTATGTTGATATCTCCAAGAAACTTCTTGCTCAGGACACCATTGGTGTTGAGAATGCAATCCGCAGGGATATTGTAAATGCTCTTAATGACAAACTTGAAGCAACTATCTTTGGTAGTGCTGCTGCTTCTACCACTCAGCCTGGTGGTATGTTTGCTGGTAAGGAACTTGCTGATGGTTCTGACTTT